GGACAGGTACTTTTGACCCTCCTAAAGGTTCGAGGGCTGCGTACCCTGCTACCCCCTGCCTTGGCTGACCCTTTACCTGCCTGTACCTACCTGTACCCCGGACCGACAGATGAGCGCAGCGAATCTGTCTAGTACACCGCAGCCCACCCCAGGCCCCGCACGCCCTTGCCCGCCACAGCGCGATCCCACCGCAGACCGACCGAAGACCCGCATGAGGGCCCCTCGTCGCACCTGAGGCCAGCTAGGGGCCTTCCTGGGCATGTGGGCCGCGTACCCCACTGTGCGCCACCGCACACCACCCTCAAGACAGACGGAGGGTAGGTACCGTGATTATACCGTGGAGTGTGTCCGGGCCCTTGTCGCCCCTACCCGACACACGCGGAAAAGGCTGATGGCGCCTACACTTAGGGGGGTGGTTTGACCCTCCCCACACACTCTTAATTAAGATCTTAACTCTTCTTATTACTGGGGAGGGGTATGGACCCCCCTTAACTTCAACCCCCACAACACTTTTCCGTGTGCGTCACATTAGGCCTATGCCATCTGATAGGCCGAAAGACCTACTAGCACGCACGGTATAATGCCGGTACTCCCCACCGGTCTGTCCACAGCCTGACCCGCCTCGCCTCCACGCGGTATAATCTTTGCACAGGAGGTCTCTCGCTATGTCCCTCGTCGTATTCAATGACGGCACCAAGGCCACCACGCCGAAGTGGATCACCCCTCTGTCCCCCGCTCATTGGGGCCGCGCCTCCAACCCCGGCCGTGCGTACATCTTTCACACCGAACAACCCTCGCTAGGCCGGACCGCACACGCTCACTACCGCGAGCTTCTGTATAAGCTAGGGTACCCACCCGGCACCATCGCCACAGTCGAACAACTCAACCTCATCTACTACACCTGTGCGTACAATGGCTACACCTGGCACGACTACGGCAACACGTTACGCTACTACGCCCTTGGTCCCGTGATGCCCCCGCCGTACGCGTGGTACCGTGTCGGCGCGGTAGAGGTGCCTGTGCGGTACCTCGTTGAAAAGCAGGGTGGGCGTGTGGCGGACGTCTCCCCGGCCCTCACAGGCTTAAAAGGCATCGCTCGCTTGAAACTCACGGCGACTCGAAACGGCGTCCTCCAAGTGTTCCAGACAGACCCCCGCCGACTGAAGACGTTCCCGTACGAGCGTGTCCCATACGAGGACTTAGCGGCTCTCGTTGGCCTTGACATCACAACTGAACGCGCACGTTGGCCTTCGACAGCGTACCCCAGACCCCCACATGTAAAGGACGCATATGAGTAATTCACCACGCCAGGCAGCCGAGGCACGCAAGCAGTACAAGAAGCTGACACCGGCTGAGAAGGCTGCGAAACGAATCGAATGGTTGAACACGTTCCCGCCGAACGTCCGCACACTGCAACCGCCGACGACCTGGCCTCCACCTGTCCCTGATGTCCCTATTGACTACAAGACGGCCTACACGTACTATGTAGTATGCACCCGTGACCACTTCAGCGCGTTGTGCCGTAAGTACCGGATTCCCAAGCGGTACCGTCGTGTAACTCGCAACATCCGCGCCCGTGTCCTGTTCGCGTCAGAGGTACTCTTTCTACAAAGGATCTACTATCGTGACCCAGCCGCGTACACCGATACCCCAGACCCGACCCTTGACTACATCCACCCGACAGGCAGCGCGCCCTGCCGGAACTGTGGGTGCACCGGCCACCGATCCCCGTTCGCTACTCCTGAGCTTGGCTCGAGTAACAATGGAAAAGCAAGCCGAGGCTATCAAGGCCTCATTCGACAAGAAAGTGGCACTCCTTGACGCGAAGAAGAACCAGTACTTTGCGTTCGAGGGCGCAGTGGTGGACACGAAGACCGACCCCGCTCTTGATATCCAATTACGGGCCTGTGAAGCCATCGACCGTATGACAGGCGTACTGGCCCCACCTGCCTCCACGAAAGTCACCGTTGAACACACGTTTAAAATGCCGGACTGGTTCATGACGACGGAGGAAAAGCAGGTCGCCGCTGCCGCCGCTGAACAAGCCGCAATCGACGTGACCCCACAGCTTGAAGGACCTACCGAATGAGCGATATAGTCCCGATCTTTAAACCACGCTACGGCCAACAAGCGGCTATCGACGCGTTCTTGCGTGGGTACAAGCGTCTCGTCACGGTCGCTCACCGGCGTTGGGGCAAGGACCTACGCGCATGGAACATGATGTGGTTAGCGGCCTTACGAGAGAAAGGCACATACAACTACTACTGGCCGACGTTCAAGCTCGGTAAGTCCGTCATCTTCAAGGGCATGGATAACGAAGGCACGCGCTTCATTGATTACATCCCGCGTGAGATTATCAAGGATATCAACGAGTCAGACCTACGTATTGAACTCAAGATGGGTTCCATCATCAACGTGATTGGTACCGAGAATATCTCGAAGAACCTTGTCGGCATTAACCCCCGTGGCGTCATCTTCAGTGAGTACGCTCTGTGTGACCCGCAAGCGTGGGAACTCACACGTCCGATCCTCACAGCAAATGGCGGGTGGGCGATGTTCGTGTACACTCCACGCGGACGTAATCATGGGTACGACTTGTACCAGCGGGCGAAAGCAAACCCGGACGTATGGTACTCCGAGTTGATTACGATCGAGGATTCGCGACGACACGACGGAACGCCAATTGTCACGCGTGCCCAAGTCGAGCAGGAAATCTACGACGGCATGGATCCTGACTTGGCACAGCAGGAGTACTACTGTTCTTTCGAAGCTCCCATGCAGGGCTCGTACTACGGGCACCTTGTTAACGCGCTGTACAGTCAAGGCCGTATCGAACCCGTCGCGTACAAGCCAGGCCTTCCAGTCTACACCGCGTGGGACATCGGCGTACGAGACAGCACCGCCATATGGTTCGCGCAGTTGGTGGGTGACGACGTGCACATCATAGACTACTACCAAGGACACTCGCAATCCTTCGACCACTACTTTAAGCATGTGATGGAGAAGCCGTACACCTACGAGCGAATGTTTTTCCCGCACGATGTCAAGCAGCGACAGTGGGAGTCAGGCCTTAGTACAGAGGAACTTGTCACTCGCGCATTCAGGAGCCGGAACATCGGTGTGACAGTGGTCGATAAGCTCAGCATCAACGAGGGTATCGAGATCGTCCGTCGGTCCTTCCCTCGCTTCCGATTCGATGAGCACACCGTCGGGAAGACCAAGTGGGCCGGACACACCGCACTCGACGCCATCGTCAACTATCACAAAGAGTGGGACGACGAGACACATGTGTTCAGCGATAAACCGCTGCACGATTGGTCCTCACATAGCGCCGACTCGTTGCGGTACCTGTGCGTAGGACTCAGCCGTATCGCAAAGCCCACATTGGAAACGCTGTACAAAACGGCCTACAATCCGCTGTACGATGTCGAGGCTGTGTACACTGCCGAGGACGAGAACCCTCTGTATGACAACTGAGTACGACGAAGCCATGGCTCTGGCCTGGTTTGTCACGCTATGTGACGGACTCCGCGTGCCCCTTGACAGCGACTTGGACCTCCTGTGCGCGGTGTACGGTCCGTTATTCCATGCGGTCCACAAGCCCGTGTATGGTCCGCACTTGTACACGCAACATAATGGACACGGTCATAACGGCAGTGTTAAACTATGGCATCAGAGCTTACCGTGTAACTGGTACTTCGCCTATACAGGTTCGTTGGAGGATTCACGATGGGAAAAGTAGCGTCAGGGATTGGAAAAGCCGTTAAGAATATTGCGGCTGGCGCAGTTTCTACAGTCACGGGCGGCTCCGTGGACATCAACAAGATGCGAATTAATGTGCCGTTTAGTAGCGGTGCGGTGCGGTCTCTCGCGGGTAATAACGCAAAGGCTTTGACAGGCGGTCTCCTCGATAAGCAGATCGACTCGGTACTTGGTTCAAAGGCAGCGAAAATAGCGGGAACTGCAATCGGTGCCGCTGCTGGTGTCGGAACAGGCCTCGGGGTCGCGTCCAGTGCGCTTGGTGCTGGCAGTGCCGCCGCAGGTGCCGCTGGTAGTGCAAGTGGGACAGCCGGTGCAGGGCTCGCCCCCGGTGCATTGACAGCAGGTGTTGCCGGGAGTGGCGGCGGTGGGTCTGTGTTGAGTACGCTCGGTGCTGTCGCGCCCCTTGCAGCCGGTATCCCCGCCCTCATGAACGCCGGGAAGAAAGCACCCTCAGCCCCCGACATAAACGCAGGTCCCACACCGGACGAAATCGCCAAGCAGCTTGAACAGGACCGTGCTTCTGCTGAATCACAAGCCCGTACGGATCGTGCGCGTAAGGTTGCCGGGTCATTCCGCAAGAAGGGCCCAGGTGAGGAAGATCTCACGGCGGCCTTAGTTGAAAACCGAACTGCAAGCCGCTCTGTTCTAGGAGGGTTCTAGTATGCCCCCGATTGATAAACGTGCTGAAGGCGTAGTGAAGCGTTATGAGACCCTGGTGCAACAGCGCATGACGACTGAGCAGGGTTGGCAACGTATGGCCGAGCTGATGCGCCCGTTACGTGCGGATATGAGCGTGAAGCGGTCGCCCGGTCAACAGCGTACACAACAGGTCTTTGATGGAACCGCGCTCAAGTCGATTAATGATCTTGCGTCGGCGCTCAGCGGCTCTATGACTTCCGTGGACTATCAGTGGTTCAATTTACAAATGGGCTTTGAACCCTTGAATGAGATATGGGAAGTTCGTACGTGGCTTGAGGATTGCTCACGCCGGATCTACCTGGCCTTCCAACAGAGCAATTTCGGTTCTGAGATTCACGAGTTGTACCAGGACCTCATTGTGTTCGGAACCGCGTGTATGTGGATGGACGAAAGGCCGATTCGCTCCACGAAGTTCAACGGGTTCGTGTTCAAGACGATCGCACCGGGCCGTTACGTCCTTGCCGAGGACCACGAAGGTCGCCCGAATGTGGTCGGCAGCGAAATCACGATGTCTCACGCGTCGGCTATTGAACAGTTTGGCTCTGCCGTCAGTGAATAGACGAGAAAGGTCGCCGCAAAGAACCCGGACCAACCGTTGAGCATCGTACGGTTTGTTGAACCCCTTCCCCCGAACGAGGCAACCCCGCGTCGTAAGTACCGCCTCTTGTTCATTGAGAAGGAATCAAAGGCGCTCTTGCGGGAGTCCTTTTTGAAGCAGTTACGTGTGCTCGCCCCGCGCTGGGACAAAGCCAGTGAGGAAGTGTATGGGACCGGCAGAGGTCACATTGCCTACCCGGACGTGGCGACCTTGAACCGCGCTGTTGAGTTGCGTTTACGCCAATGGGCAAAGGCGATTGATCCACCTGTTCTTACAATTGACGACGGCGTGATCGGGAAGTTGCGTCTGATGTCAGGCACGCGTACGGTTGTTCGTAGCCGTGATGCGGTCGCTCCCTTTGAGTCCGGCGCAAAGTTTGACGTGGCGAACTTTCAAGAAGAACAGATCCGACAAGCCATCAGGAACTACTTCTTCAGTGACCAACTCTTGATCCCGAACAAAAGCTTTATGACGGCCTTCGAGGTATCCTCGCATATCGAGCAGATGCAACGTATGCTAGCACCCTCCACCACGCGTCTCAAGGTTGAGTTGTTCAACCCTCTCATTGACTACGCCTTTGATGCGCTGATGACGGCGGGTGTTCTTCCTCCACCTCCGCAACCCGTGATCGAAGCCGTC